CAGTGATCTAAAGGTTGAATCCCAGTTAGGGAGCTGAGGTAAGACTCAATAGAGAGCTGTACCTCGACGGTAATACCATACAATTTTTCTACAAGGAGCCTCGTGTTCCGAGGCGGCTCCCTGCGCGGTATGCATCCCGCTTGCATGGCGGCAATCAATTTCTCACGCGTATATGAGTCCATGAAGCCTTTTCGGTTGGCCATCTTCCGCATTCTCACAGAGATGTGCGGCGTGACCCTCACCCCATAGCTACCAAGTTCGGCTATGATGGGGCAACCCGGATATTGAAATGAAATGGAAAGAGCCTTACAACGCAACAAAGCAGAGAGCTTCGTATGACGCGCGCGTGCGTACTGTCGTTGCGCCCAAGCAAAATTAGTTAAAACCTTGCGTGGGTCTGTGACATTGACCCGATCAGTCGGATCGAATACAATGCCACAGAAGGATGCGGTGGAGATGGTGTCGTGCACCTCCATCTTAATGAATAAGCCCATTCGGGCAAAATCCTCTTCGGTCGGGGGCGTCCCGATCATGGTAAAGAGACCATCGTCTCCTTCAACCACTCCCAACACTTCCCTACAGCCTGCCTCTTCACAGACAAACTGCATAAGCATAAGGTTTGAAAACCCATTGCCTAGGGATGTGCACATTTCGCCGGACATCCTGGTGGCATCTACCATCACCTTGAAGTCCTTAAAGACACACAAATTTCGCCCACCCAGCACTTCACGTACCAGGCGCATGAACTCCCCTCCATCGGGTAAGTATTGCGTCATGTATGAGTATAGCTCAAACTCACAGGCTTCCATCAACTCGCGCACAAACAGACTCTCAAAAGCTGTATAATCCGTGGCGACATATTTAGCTCCTTCACGGTGCAGATACGACATTATATAATCAGGTCGGTCCGCAACTGGAACATGCTTAATAAAAGCTTTGTGTTGGTACACTTGCTCTTCAATAAGCTTAAAGACAGGCCCTACAGCACATTTAAAGGCATCCGACCGGGAGTTGATAGCCCGGGCGTGCTTGTAGGTTGGATAATCCTCGTCTTTCATGAAAGAACTGCATCGAAAGTATCGGTGGGATTTATCTGGATCCCACATGCTCGCAACGCCATCCCATTGAACCCGGAGCTCTTGTCGTCTCCAGTCGGGGTAATCAGTGTGGCTTAACCAATGCTCAACGCTCACATCTGCATCGGAAGGTAAGGGGACAAATTCCTTCCGGATCTCACGCCTGACGTGCCTCCTGAACTTCTTCAGTAGCAACTCTTCAGGTGTGGGAGGTTTCTTCAAAAACCTATGCCTCACCCCAGCGATGGTCGTATCTGGGTCCAGAGGATCAGGATGTGGGCGCACAACGCCTTTCACAACCGGTCCTAAAGATATCTGGACTACAGGGCGCCTTCCCAAGGCTACCTCACGCGGTTTAGAGATCACCGCAGATTCTTTAATCTCCGCGATAGGATCCATGGAATTCTCCAGGTACCTATATCCGCGGGTGTACGACCTAAGTCCGCCTCTCACGCTGGGGCGGGTTAGAAACACCGAGTGCGGGCCTGCCGGTTTTGATACCAGAGGCCTTGCGCGACTTCCAAAGTGTTTCCAGCCACATCTTCACCTTGTTGGTATAAATCTTTATCTAGATTCACCGTGTGTGTGGTCTTTACCGAAACGAGCAACCTATCTTTGAGGACCAGGGCGTCATCAGTTAGCATAATGTTGGGTGTTGTCATCTGTGCTAACAACTCATGTGAAATGAGGAGATAGTCGGGAACGCCAGTACGTTTTCCGAAGGTGTCTACGTTGAGAAGGACGCCATTTAAAGTCTTGCGGTAAGCAACAACGCTATACCGGGCATCGACATGTTTCAGCTCCCGGAGTGACATGGCGTCGGCACGCCTGTCAGCATCATCCCAGTCACGATTTGACATTGACGAGTAGCTGTGGGTGGTGCGCTCACAGAATTTCGATCTGTACCCGCGCTTGGCACAGAGATAGCGGTCGGCAAATACCGCGGCAACCTGATAGAGCATACTGGCAACCATCCATTGCCAGCACATCAGGTTCTCGAATTGTCCGAGATTAAAGGCCATAACGATGAAAATCGCTGGGAAAACGACTACAAACAACCAAAAGGTGAATGTGGCTTCCGCAGTTTCATCCTGCCATTGACAATGGAAATTCTTCCGCTTCTCATCATGATGTTTATCAATGCGGTTCCTCTTGTCGCCAAGTAATTTCTCGGCATGTTTTAAGTCCTCTTGGACATTGTTAAGATCCCGGCGTAGGTGCATGTTAGCATCCTGCGCAACACGGGTCTCTTCGGCTTGCTCGTGGAGGGCGTCCTTAAGGCCTTCAGCCTGGGACACCGCATCTTTCACGGCATACGCGACGGCTTTATCTCCGCCGCGGGCAGGGCCGCTTTTGCTGCCTCCCTTTCTCTTCGGATTGCCGGACTTGTAAGTCTTCGGCGAATGATCCAGAGGAGGATTGTCTCGGGTCGACTTGCCAGACGGTTGGGATCTCTCTCCAACCTTCTTGCCAGCCTTGGGGCTCGAAACTGACTTTTCCCGTCTGCGGTTGGTACCACCACGTGGTTTCCCATTGACCGTTTGGGGTTCGTCTTTGCATTTCTCGTACTTTCTCGGGGTAGAGAACATGCAAGTATGTGGGTAAAACCCTATACAATACTTCTTCAATTTCTTAACCGAGCTGGTACTCGGGTACTCGTTGATGGTGTGTGCTTTCGCGAC